ACCGTCTATTCCATCACGGCCTGGCAATCCATCAGCACCTTTTGCACCAACAAGTCCATCACGACCAGGATGCCCATCTTTACCATCACGACCATCAGCACCATTACGCCCGTCTTTGCCATCTTTAATAGACAAAATACGTTCAGATAGCTTGTCGGCAACATCGCCATATTCTCCACGAAGATCAGCTTCAATCTTTTTGAGTGCGTCGATTACATATTGGACATTTTCAGCAATCTTTTGCTGTTGAATTTCCTTTGCTTTATCCGTTGTATTTTTAGTTTCATTAAAAATATTATTGGCAATTTCGTCCAAACTGCCATCAAAAATTTTATTAATATCCATTTAATTTTCCAAATAAACTAAAACGGTTTTATTCAAACTAGAAAAGCCAGTAAATTATTTAAAGGCATCTATGTAAAACGTACTATAAAAGTATAATTTAATTAAGTCCACGGGTTCTGTAACGCGATAATCTTTGGTTCTAACTTTTCAGAAATTTCTTCATAGATCAAAGATTCAATGGTTTTTTTATCAACTCCTGATGACCAGCACCAACTTAAAACTATATCTTTTGTAAGCTGTTCATACGGAACAAAGTCCTTAGATCCAAAGTATTTAATATCAGCCGTTCCAAATTGCGTTCCAGTAACTTCATCGTGCGTTCCAATACACCGCCAAATTGCAGAACAAACAATATTTTGTTTATCAAGCTCTACTGGTTTAACAAGCATCTGATCAACAAACCATTCATAAGAAACGTCAATCATATTTATTCCTTACGCAAGCGTTAATGCTACAGATCGAGTAGTTCCATCAGAACCCTTTGCCCTGATAGTAAATGTCGTGTTGTTCGTCAGTTCAAATACAACGTCACCGTTATCTATTGGAGTAACAGAAGTGCCTGGAGTGAAGCCAAATGTTCCATTTACGTCTAACTTATAATCAGGAATAGTCTCGTTGATTCCAACGTTTCCAGAAGATATTACTCGTAACTTTTCAGTTCCATTGGTTGATACTGCAACTTCATTTGCTGCTGGAAACCATATTCCAGTATCAAGGTCTGTGCTTCTAGCAATAGATGGTAAATTTGCATTTCCTGCGGCAAATGCAGCAACACCGCCAACAGTTAACGGCGCAGTTATATTTGCATAGGCCGCGCCAATACCAACTCGTTGCGTGTCGCTCCGTATAACGATTGCATCATTTGTTCCAAGAGTTGTAAATCTTGAAATCTTAAATGCTTTAGTGTCACTATGATCGCAACCAACAGACCAATCCGCAGTAGTAGCGGTAGTATTTTTAAATACAATAACAGCGTCAGAAAGTGCTGACGCTCCTGCTGTGCTTAATTTAAGGTTAGAGCCACCACCGAGAGTATTGGTAAAGTTAACATTTACTGGATTTGTTGAGTTTGATGTTGAAACATTAAAATCTGGCCCTGTTAATGCAAACGAGTTTGAGGTTAAAGTAGGAATATTTACTAATGACGCTGTGAATTGAATTGGAACACTAGATGATATGTTAACGGCACTTGGCTCAACTATAAAATCAAGATTTGCAGGTGCTCCTAAAACATCATAAGTGTATCTCTGATAAATTGTTCCATCATTGATAAATAGTTTTGATTCACTAAGAACGCCAGTTACAGTGTTGTAAATATTGCTCATATAACCACCAGAATAAGCAGGATTGGCGGTTACATCTAATGGCGTAGTCGGAGTAGGAACATTTATTCCGACAAAATTGTTTACATTGTCTACATAAAGAGTTCCAGGAGTAATTCCAGAGGATTCCGTGGTATTGCTGATAAATACTTTTAACTTATCTCTTAGATCATCTGGAACTATTTCACCAACATTTATTTCTTTTCCAGTAGACATTGTAATAACAAGACTTCCATCAAAGTCTATTCTTGCATCTACTACAGAATCACCATCCTTTCCGTCTTTACCATCTATTCCTGGTGATCCTTTTTCTCCGCGATCACCTTTTTGGCCTTGCTTGCCATCTTTACCATCCAACCCATCTTTGCCATCTACAATTTTAGATAGGCGATCAAAAACATCTTGATTTATTTTTTCATATTTTTTATCAAGATTATCTTCTACTTTTTTTAACGATTTGACCATGATAGCCAAATTCGTTAAAAACCAACTTTTTATATTTGAATTACCCGCCACTTCGTAAGGCTCCATTCAATTGTGAAAGGAAGTCTTCCTCTGTTGCAGAAGCATCGTCTTTTGCTTTTGACATTTGAAGCTCGACAATTTTTGATTTATTTTTAATGTCTGCTTCTTTTAACATTAACTCAGCAATCTTGACTCGTTTATCGAATTCTTTTGAAGCCAAATCGTCGTTAGTAGGAAGATTTTTGGTAACAGCGGCCATCGTCTTAGCTTCAATTTCTTTCGGCATAAGTTGTGCCTCTACAGTCAGTTTTGTAGCTTCAGCACGATTCTGTTCTGCTTGAGTCGTATCAACAGCAATCTGAGCCTGAGCCGCTTTAAGTGCAAGCTGCTCTTTAACAAGTTGCATTTGTTGCATCTCAGGATTGGGCTGAGACATCTGATCAAGAGTAGCAATTAACTCATTGCGATTAGAGAGACTAGAATTACCTAATATGCCTTTGAGAATAATAGGCAGAACAGGCGTGTTGGGGCCAAGTGTTTGTAAAAGTCCAATGAGTTGTTGTTGTTCATACTCTCTAGCAATAATACCCAACGTCGCAGTTGGAATGAATTTAAAGTCTACAGAAGGATACCGTTCAGGATCGAACTGCATATACCTATAGACTGCTTTTTTGATAAACGGGATAAGGAAATCTTCTTGGAAGTTTACCAAAGTCCGTTTGTATTTTTTAATGATAGTCGCTACAGCAAGAGACATAGACTGACCATCCCTTGCGACTTGAGACACCATACCTTGAGAGTCTAAAGTGCCAGTAGCTTGTAGGAGCATCCTCTCAAAGTCTTTAGCAGTAGCGATGTTATTACCATCTGTGTTACCAAACTTAAACGGATACAAGATCTCACTAGGAGCGCCGTTAGTTAAGATTGCTTTGCCAGGCTTGACTTCAAACTTAGCACCTCGAGGAAGACGAGTTGCGTCCATCGCAATCATAGGAGATGTCGTTAAAGCCAGAGAATCTAAGTGACTGCGGATCTGCGCGTCGATAGCCTTCTGCATGTTGTATGCTTTTTCAACAGTTCCTCGACCTAAAAGTCGATTAGGTACTGTGTCATCTTGATAGAGAACACAAGGACGGTCTTTCATCATGTACGGCGATTCTTCTGCTTTCAAAAGAATACCGTCATTTGCAATAACAACAATCGCTTCTACTAAATTGTCGTATTCGTCTTGCAAAGATTCTTCAGGGAATAACTCTACTACTTCTTCTTTTCCGCTTAAAAGCTCTTTAGGTACTAAACCGTAGTAGGTTAAGAGCTTAACTTTGTCATCACGATACTGTACGACCTCTTGAGTGGGTTCTAACCTATCGTCTTCAGGAGAAGTACCAATGTCTACTTTTTTATAGATGCCGTCTTCCTGACCTTTTACTACTTTATGGATTGAGACATACTTTTCAATCGCAACGCCTAAGCAGTCTTCAATAGACGTACCATTAGGGTCAAAAAGGAAGTTTTTAGGATTAACTGGAATAATCCGAACGCCAATTCGCTCTTTTTCCACTACACCGATAGCGGCTTGTTGTTGGCCTGGGATCTGTTGTGTGGCAGGTTCAAAGGTTTTATCAGTGACTACGACAATCTCACCGATACCAGTGCCATAAATCTCGGCCATTAACTCAATTTGGTCGATAGACTTACGGATTTTGTCTAATTTGAAGTCTTCGTTGAGTTGTTTTTTGATCATCTCAACGTCTAACGGGTTGCCGTTTACGTCTTTAATATCGTCTTCGATGTCAAAGAACTCACCTTGACCGAAGATTGCTTCCATAATCTCAGCATGACGAGTTTCTACGGCTTGTTGGGCAGCGGGAGTCACAATACGGCTCCTCTCCGAATCCCTCATACGGTCTTCTACAGCCCATTCCCCACGGAAAATACGCTCGTATTCATCCCACAGAGTTAAATAATTGGTATTTCTGTAGTCTCTCCACCGGTCACAATGGTTTACTACAAAAGCAACAATCTCTTTATCTTGTTCAGAGGGTTGCTCAAAAATATTGTCCATATTAGTCCTTAAACGCCAGAAATCACATCAATCGGTTCCCAATCTTCATCCTCTTGAACAAAATAAGAGGTGACTGCTAGTTGATCCATGTAAGCCAAAGCGTCAGGAAGATCGTCATGGACACCTTTTGACGGAAACATCAATAATTGATCAATAAACTCGTCAAAGTCTTCATCTTCGTTTAATACGATCTTTCCATGCTCAAATCTACCTTGCAAAGCCCATATAATCCTATCGGCTTTTTTCTTATTGCCATGAGTCAAGTCTTCAATGTGACAATATACATTATATTTTCGCATTAAGTCACTAAGGTAAGGTAAGACCGCGTTCTTCAAAGCGCCCCTCTCAATACCTATGTGTATAGGCTTATATTCTTTGACACATCTGAGAATGTTAAAAGCAGTGTCTTTAATGTCCCATCGTCCGTGTTCTATTTTTTTAACAAACCAAGTACCTTCTTCAGTAACCTTGACAATAGCGATGGCGGATTCGTCGAGCCTTTTGTTCGTACCGTTCGTTTTCGAGACATCTTCAAACCCCGCGAGGTCGCAGGTGATGAAGTACGAACCTTCTGGTTCTTTACCATATTTAATCCACTCCTCTTTGAATAAATTACTTCCAGCGTTATCAAACGAAGCCATATATTCTTGCTTGAAAGCAAACGTACTTAACGTCTTTTTTGCGGACTCAATCTCTTTTGGGTCTATTAAAGGATTGTCTTTAGTAGTGAAGTGCCAGGACTTCCAATCTTCATCGTCTCCGTTCTCTCCCAACTTAAACAAATCATAGAACCAATTACGTCCTTTTGGAGTGCCAATAAAGATCGCTCGGCCTTTTTTATCACTTAAAGAAGCTCGGATAACTTGTTCCCAGGCTTCTTGTTTGATATCCGCTACTTCGTCCAAAACGGCGTATGTTAAAGAAACACCTCGTAAGGTATCTGGTCTATCAGCCCCTCGTACATAAATCATAGCTCCATTCACTAGAGTAATGTCCATGTTGTTAATGTGGCTTCCAGAGATTACCTCTC